ACCATTATATAATGGACTACGTAATGCAAGTTCACCAACGTGATCTACAAATATCGCATCTATTGGCATCTCATCGTCTATTCTATATAATATATCTACAAACTCACTTTCACTATATGATTTAAAACAAGATCGATCTATAATTTTAAAATTAGGCTCTATCACTCGTCTAAATTCAGGCTCTAACACATCACATAAGAAATTAAGTTCATCTTCATCAAGTTTGTTTTGTATGATCTTCTTTAACTCGATTGGATGATAACCCATTCTTGTAAATCTATTATCAGTTGAAAACAAACTAATAATAGAATACTCTAACTGCTCTTTTGATACTTCTAATGAAATATATGCGATTTTCTTTCCAAGAAGAGAATTCTTTACTGCTATATTTGTAGCCCAAGTTGTTTTGAAAGAACCTGTAAATCCTGCAAGTGTACACATGGCACCTTTAGGAATAGAACCAATTTCATCGTCAATCTGATCTACAAAAGTTTTAAGACCAGAATTATTCTTCATTGCTTTTTGGTATCTTTCACGAAATGAGATCTTTTCTTCTACTATTTCGTTATCAAATGAAGCCTGTTTTCGAATAGCTTCTGCCATCTCTGGTGAAATACCATCAACAGCGGCTTCATTCGCCATCTTATGTAAGATCTTTGATTTATAAATGTTTTGGTGCTTTGTAATAAATTGCTTTCTATAATAACGTAAATCAGCAATCGAAAAAGCATCTAATTCTTCTAACTGTGATCTATACTGTGGAAATTTAGTTAGAAATATTTCTGCAGTTGGAAATTGTTTATTGTTATTATACTCTCTTTCTAAATATTTAAATACGTCTGTCTCATCACTTGATAGAATATTTTTATTATCAGGCGATAGAATAATTTGAAGCTCACTACTAAACTCTATATCACTTTTTCCGAGAAGTGATTTTACAATTTGAATCATATTACACCTACAAAAATATGCAATAGAGAATTATTTCTATTGCATATATACAAATTATATTAAGTTTGTTTAATACCAGATAAGCCAATTATTCTTAAACTGTGGCGGAATTGATGTTTCGGAAGATATCGGTGAACCGCCAAGTGTATAACCATCTTTGGTTTCTTGTAATAATTTCTTGTCTAAGCATTGCTTTATATATTTCTTTATAGCTATAAAGTTGCTATACATAGTGTGATCACCCGGTGTTCTAAATGCTTTATGAAGAAATTTACTTAAATAATCCGCTTTTGATGTTTCACTATCTTTATCGTCACTGTTATACCTATCATCTGAATTAAACAAAGAATTTACAAATGTATTTTTATTATCAGATGAATCTCTGACAGCTTTAGAAATACTTGCTATAGCTGAGCCAACTTTTCCACCTGTAATATCACCAACTACATCATATGACATATTAAATACTGCACCGTCTTTTGGCTTTTTCGTAACTGCATTTATTGGAGCTACAGCTAAAGAAATTGTTAGATTTGCATCATTTGATGAGTCTCTACTATCATCAACAGTTCCAGCATCTATAGCATATCTACAATGACCGATAAACGGTGGAAACGCTTTATTAATATCTTTCGCATTTTGTTTTTTGATAATATAAGTTTCAGCCTTACTTATAATAATACCATCACCGTCTATTTTATTACTTGCTAAATTATATGCCTCTTTAAAAGAACCTCTTTTTATTAGCCCTTTTACTTTATCAACGTGCTGTAGTATTTTAATATGCCAATCTGTAAAGCCCGTATCTTTAATACCAACTCTAACAATAACACTATCTGATGATGTATTACTAGAGTTATTCTGTGGAGCAGGATTTACTTCAGTTTTATCATCATCTTCTCTGTTATTCACTTGCGTAGGCGTATCATCACTCTCTTCTAAAAGCAAATTAAGTCCTAAGAATGAATCTAAAATAGAATATGACTCACTTTGTGATTGATTGTTATTGGAATTATTAGTGCTACTATTATTGTTATCAGAACTAGTTGTATTATCTTTGTTAGAAGAATTATTAGTACTATCGCTTGCGTTGACTGAATCATTGCTTTGCTGATTATCTGAATTACTAACAAACTCGATGATAGCACCCTTTGATTTACTTTTAATAGCCTTAGATGGTCCAATTAGCCATGCTGATTTAAGAGAATTCTTATTTTCATTTAACTCAGACTCAGCTTGCTTTTGTGCTTCACTATATAGCTCATCTGCTGTAGTATCATTAGCTTTATAAAGATCATCCTCTGTTGGTTCAGAATCTTTGTTCTTTTTAGAGTACGTCTCTTTCCATTTACTAATAACTGCATTCTTTATCTCTTCAGCACGCTGATTAATCTGCTGGTCTGACACTTCAGCAGATTCACATGAACAAATTTTCCAATACAAACTTTTATTAAAAGAAGACATATGCTACCTCTTATTTCTACGCCATAATAAATTATTCTTGAGTTCTTTTAAATTAGACCTATCTATGTCTAGATATTCACAATCTGACAAAACACCAGTACCTTCATCGCCTAATAATTTCGATATTAGTGAAAGATGGTCTTTAAATAGAGTGACTTTGTATTCATCTATAGTGTCTTTCACTGAAAGAATGCAAATGTCTTGATGATCGTATGTACTGCTTACTCTACAGATTCTACCCGTTACTTGTATAAGGCGACCTAGACTGAACGGACAGTTAAATATTATAAGATGATTCGCTCTGTCTAAATTACGTGATTGAGACGCTGCTTGACTACACAATATAATTTCTTTAAGACCTAATTCAGATTCTATCTTTGCACGAGTCTCTTCTTTTTCTTCACCAGTTAATCTGTATATCTTTTTAAAACCAATTTCAGTTTGCTTTTCTAATAATATACGTTCAGCCATTTCCAATGAATCTTTATACTCAAAGTATATAAGAGTTGATTCATTATTATTCATAATGTCAGTAAGTTTATTTATAAGAAGATTCATTTTATTAGAAATGAAATTAGGATCTGTGTCACCTGTATCGCACCCATCTACACATCGCTGTATATCGTGTAGTCGACTTCCAAAATCTTTAGCATCTTCACCTGAATTATCACCGTTTGCCTTTCTAATCTTTGCGCGTGCTTTTGCTTTTTCTGGATGATATAATACATCAAATAAGCCAGACGCTGCAAATCTATATGGCTTTTCGCTCTGCTCATCTAAAGTACATTCTAAAAACTCAAAGTTTACATTATAGTGAACACATCCCTTTATAGTTAACTTGTTTAAAGTTTCTACTAATTCATTTAAGTTTTGGTAACCAACTATTTCTATAACTTTTCGTTGTATTGCTTTTCCATTACGTCCTTTCATTCTAATAATGTTTTCTTTTGTAATACAGTATCTAGATCTAAATCTATACCACGAAACAAATACACTTGGAAATACAAAATGATATAAATTAAATAGACCATCTATAGAGTTCATAAGCGGTGTTGCTGTCATTGCGTAAATGCGCTTACAATAACAGCGAACTTCCCATGCAGCTTTTGAGAATACAGAATCAGGATTCTGAAGAGAGTGAGCTTCATCTATTATGAGATGACAAACATTATTATTTGCCAATGTTACTAAATCTTCTACATATTTATTTACAAGAGTGTTTTCTATTAATATAAATTTATACTTTGAAAACTCGCTATATGGAACTATCTTTCCAGCTTTTATTAAAATATAGTCTTTCTCTGATAAACACAGTTTCGTTTTCAATTCTTTTATGAAAGCAGCTCGTGCTGACTTCGGAATAAATAAAAGACACTTATCATTTGTATATTTCATTATTTCTTGTATAGTGTGAAGTATAGTTATCGTTTTGCCACAACCTGGGCTAAGGGCAAGAACAGCTGACTTCATAGAAAGTAATCTTTTAACTGACTCTTTCTGGAGATCTGTTAAAGTATAATTATCTGACATATATTTTCCTATATTATAAATAAACCCATAGTGGATATATATCCACTATGGGTTATTCGTTAATCAATTATAATTATAATTAAAAGTTTTTACCATTCATTCTACCGTTTAGAATGGAACTCAATCTACGATACGCGTCTTGTGAAAAAGAATCCTCACAAATTTGAAGAGCCATATCTGCATCTTTATAATTAAATGTATCACTGTATGCCAATGTCTTACATAGATCATTTACAATCTGTCTAATTTTATCAGACGCTTCATATATAGAATGTGCTACTTCATCTTCTGTTGATTCATTCTTTCTTTTAAATACTATTTCTAATTTAGCAATTCGAGCTTCTAATTTTTTATCCATGTCACTACTCTTTATATACTCAAAATAAAATTAGGCTCTAATTCAAATAGTACTTTATAAACTTTATTAATCATCGTATTCGTGTAAAATTTCACCAGTAGCAGTAAGCATTTCATCAGCAGCTACTGAAAGTTTATAAAATATATCCATTAAACCATCATCATCAAAATTTTCTAAAAGGCGATATAATTTAAGAGTAGCCTTCTTAACTTCACCGGCTGCCGCATCAATCTTATTTATAGTGTCATATCCATGGCGCTCATTCTTAACAGATTTACGATTCATCATTCTTTCTAATTTAGCAATTCGAGCTTCTAATTTCTTATCCATTGTATACCTCCAAATTTATAATGTATTTAATCGCTCTATCTTTGACTTAAGAAAGTCATCTAACTTAATATCTGTATAGATATAATCGTTATTAAGTGAGTCTGTTATTATGTTTAATTTCATTATGTCGAAATTTGTACTAAACTTATCGTATGACTCAATAAGTCTGTCTACCCATTTCTGTTCTGTTTTACTTAATGATTTTTTTATAGAATCAAGATCTTCTACAGATGGGCATTTGCCACTATATAGTATTTCAGATGCGATCTTAGCGGCCAATTTATGAGGGAATCGTTTTACAGGTGGATATAAAGTATCACTTGCATCACCTGTAAGTGCTCTATAAATAGGTAACCTGCAAGGTTCTATACCAAAGAACTGATCTGCATATTCATATTTATATGATTCTTCTGTAGTAACAAGACCTTTAAATGATTCTATTACTGTGTCTTTATCAAGTGACTGTAATAAATCTTTATCACCTGATAAGATTTTCTTTCTTCCATCTAAAGTCTTTGATAATGTGTAGATTATTTCGTCAGACTCATAATAATTATTATAATAGATATTTATTCTATCATTATGTAGTAAGTGAATAAATGTGGCTAAACCACTATATACACTATATGAACCTTCTTGATGACGACCAGCTTTGTAATTTTCACCTAACAAGCGTCTGCCTTTAGGAGCTCGCCCATCGAGACACAGATGAATAATTGCGTCCTTTCTACTAAGAAGACTTTCTAATTTCTTTGTTATATAGTGAAGTTCTGCAAATTCTGAATACACATGAGACATAGCGTAAAAGCCACGATATAAAAGCCATGATACATCGATAAGATAATTTATCATAATCACCTACTTAATTTCAATTATAGTTGGGTTGTATGCTATATCGTAATCTTCATCTAAGATTGACACGTTAAAGACACTAATTAAATTACCTTTCTTACCTCTAATAATGTGCTCTAGATGAGATCCTGTGTGTATATGACCACAAATATTTAAAGATACTACTGAATCAAGTAACTTGTTACGCAATTCTCTAGAACCTAGATCTTTATTATATTTACTAACAAAACCAACATCGCCTATCATCGGTGGTTGATGCGTAATTAGAATATCTGTATCAGCTTCAAAATCATAAGACTGCCCATTCGTCTTTGAAAAGGCCCATCCATTAGGCGATTCATTATTTGGCATACCATAAAATTTCTTATCGTCAATTACTACTGATTCATTACATAGATAATGAATCTTTTTATGTAATCCCATCTTTGTAATACTGTATAAAAAATCTGATCTAAATTTCTTTGTCGTACAAATAAAGTCGTGATTACCAGGGATAAGAATAACGTGCTTTGCATTCAATTCCATCATCCATGGAATGAACTCATCAGTTACCCAATTAGTCATCAAACTATTAATGCTCTGTATTTGCAAAGGTGACCAATCACCTGCTATAACAAACACATCACATTCATCTTTTATCTTAATAAGATTACCGTGTAAATCAGATACAGCTATAATTTTCATAACGCTCGCTCACAATAGTAGAGTGGAATTTGATTTATAGTATATACAAACATTTAAAGAAAAATAAAACGGGTATAGATCAAATCTCTATACCCGTCTATATTATTTAATGTATCTTTATGTAATTAGACTGATTCTTCGTGATAGCGGTCAACTGATAGTTCAAGTGTGACTGTCATAGCTTCAGCTGAATCAAATGAGAACTCTGTCCCCATACCAAATGATCTAGGCCATACACCTTCTAATACCCATTTACGAATTGCACTGCAATCAGGTGAGTACATATATAAAGTACCGCTTGCTTTATAAGCACTAACTAAACCCATTAGTTTGGTATTATAATCAAATACTTTATTATACCATGACTGTAGTGTATTTACCTGGTCTTTACCGATTGTATCGTAAACTGTAATAGTTAAATCGTCGTAAGTTGGTGCGGCTGCAACTTTAACTGTATCATTACCATGTTTTAATGTAATAGCTTCAGATGTAACTTTAGGTGCAGTAACTGATTTTGTTGACAATCTAATATGATTAGCAACGTTAAACCCAGCACTACCATCTTTAAAGACAGGGGTTAGATCGAGTAAGATCTCAAAGTGATTAGTGCGTTGAACTTCAAAATTTGCATCATTCGCAAAATGTGACGCTGCTAAATACTGAGCGGCTGTATCTGGCATAATGACCTCCATATATTATATAGTAAAATTCAAAATAATATTTTCTGCTATTTGTGAGAATAATAAATCTATCTGCATATTAACTGTTTTACCACTTATAGTATAAGTGACATTGTAATATTGTAAAGTCCCGATAGATACAAAAGTATCTAAGATAGACTTCTTAATATAATTAACGCTAATGTCTGTATTAAATACTGTATTATGAGTAAACTTTCTAGTCTCTATATATTCGTTAATTAGTCTTCTTATAAAGACAACACTTCTTGATATGTGACTATATTGTAAGTTTGGTGATCTAGATAGTGATCTATCACCATAAGAAGATGGACTCCCTATGTCAAATAATACAATAGAATTACAGTGAGCTTCTTTTAATTTAGAAGCTGATTTTTCAGAGATTACAAGTTTAACACATCTGTTCGCGATATTAAGCGATACAAAGTTATTTGTAATATAAGCAACATTATTTCGCATAAGATTATAGAACGATAATATAGCTGCTGAATAATTTGCTTTCTGTATATAACTGCGTGATAATGAATTACTAACAAGATCTGTAGCGTAACCAAAGAATAAATCACAATTATAATTTGTTAGTAGCTCAGGTGAATAAGTATATTGCTTTTCACAATTTAATAGATCTATTACAGAAGATACAGATAGATCTGGTGTATTTATAAATAAATAAGTGTTACTATTCTCATCAAATGATTCCATCAAATGATTACAAACTGATACGTGATATTCATGACCTAAATCTCTAACTGTATGTGAGTAGACTTCTGACTCTGTATGCGATATACTAATTAACTTACCTAGGCACATCATAAGTGGCTCAGGTTTCATCTCCACAAGATAGTCTATAGAATTATAATATTCTAATAGTATATTACGGTCTTCGTTATCTTTAGAGCTATCAAAGTCATATTTATAATCACTTGTATGAATATTATACCTATAATAATTAGTCTCTACATCGTAATTTAATTCTTCATCATCTGTAGGTGATTTTAGCAATATATCGATTGCATAGTCAGAAGATACGCCATCTTTAAATTTAAATAGATTGGTGAAATAATCAACAAAGTTTGTATTATTTAAATGTAACTCTAGACCGTTAAGTCTAAAATCATCTACAATTACTTTGTTTGTAGTTTTAGATGCATCTAAATCAAACACAAAATGAAATGTTCTATATAGTCGATTAGAATCTAGACTTTTTATTTCTTCTAGTGTTTTAGATTTATAAATGTCTATATAATAGAGACCTACATACAAATGAATTCTATGCTTTTCATTTGAAACTTCAATTCTATTTATTAAAGGCTGACAGAATTTAATATCTGATTTTAGTTCGTATGTAAGACACGGTGCAAGTACAACTTCTTCACCCAAGTCATTTTTAGTTTTAATAGAATCAAAAACAAACTCTGTATAACCATTATAATCGCATATTGTAAAACCATCATTATTAACAGGTGTATCGTTTACAGATGAAATATATAATGGAATTCCATTAGTAAGTAATTTGCTTGCGATAAGTAGATCAGAATACATATAAGGATCTATATACGGATCTCCGAAATATTGAATTAGCTCATCGTTCGTCTTTATTAGTTTACACTTACTATCTTTAAATGTCTTTGGTGTATGACATACTATTGCACCTATAGTGGATTCATCTAGTAAAGATCTTCTTACAAGTGTAATATCAGCCATCGTTATTCTCTTCTGGGATAGTATATTCTAATACAGTACGATCTGTAGCATCAGTACCGTCAACAAACTTCATTCCAATCTTCTCTAAAGTCTTACTTCTATATTTACGATAAATATAAGCATTTACTTTAGCTGTTATAGTAGCTCTATATAATGAATTACCTGAATCAAAATTCTCAAGATCAGATGTATCTTCTATTTCTTCTACTATAAAATGGCAAGCTTGACCCTTAACTAATTTATCCTGCTCACCGTTACGTTTAAGATTATCGAATTGAAGATATGGAACTCTAAACAGATTCTCTTGTAATTCTACTAAAATAGTATCAAAGTTATCTCGCTCTAAAGAAATAACATCTATATAATACGTTAAATCAAATGTAGAGTTTACAAGTGATACGGCATCGTGATGCCCTGATTCAATTATCTGTTTAGCAAGATCTAAATCATAATCACGTAAATCATTTGATTTGTATCTACTATCAGCAGTTAGGTAAGCTTGACCAGTGTTAGCTCTAGACCAAGAATTATATTCTTTTGAAAACATTGGACAGTTAACTCTTCTAACTGTAACTAATGGAAACTCTATATCACAACCATTAAGAACTTTTCTATCACGAATATCTTTAATTGGTATAGTTTGACGATTAATCCAATGCGTATTATTGAAATAGGATTTAATTCTTTCTACAACAGCCATGTCATAATCGCGAATGTCTATCATTCAAATTCCTCCCTAGTAGTTTTAAGATAATTTGTTTTCATTTGCTTATCTTCTCTTGGGCGGTCTTTTTCATCTCTGTATGTTATTAGTTTTATAGCGTAATGTGTTGATAGTAAATATGTAGAATTAACTTCTCGTATCTGATATGTATCGCCATTATTTAGTCTAATAACATTAAACTCTCTAAGATTAAATTTAATTCCGTTATATTGGATCGGTGCTAGCGCGGTGATAGCTTCTCTATTAGCATCTAATGTAGACCATTTTAAATTTGATAATAATCTTGTGTCTACATATTCTGATAATAGAATCTTATAAGGTGTACCTGATGATAAATGTCTATCATCACCATACATATTCATAGAGGTAACATCAAAAACTACACAGTCTATTCCAAACAAGCGATATGCTTCGTCTATAAAATTTCTAGTAAGACACAATTCTTTATCACTGAATAATAGACTTGTCATTTTCGTGGATCCTCTCTTACTAAATTCAGCTGTTTAATACCGTTATATTTGAGATATATAGTTGGTAGTGCATTATTTACATAGTTAAATATATCATACCATACACGATAACCTAAATCGTAAACTAAATGATTAACAAGCTGTTGATTAGTATATCTTATTGAATTATTTACTATATCTATTGTTTTCACTATGTCTGAAATAGTATATTTAGCAGCATTACCATCTTCTTCATCAAGTAAAAACTCTTTTATCTCTTCATCTTTGAAGTAAGTAGTACATTTACGTAGCGCAAAAGATCTAGTGTACTCTAGAATAAACTGTTTAAACTCGTCATCATTATAATGTAATAATATAGACTTCATAATTCTATTAACTATATACAGTTAAAGGTACCATTTAATGGTTAGATATTAAATGGTACCTTTATTATGTTTTATAAAATATTATATATTAACGAGTAAAACGACGGCAGAGATGACGACGGCGTGATTCTGTAAAACGACGTTCTAATGCAGCAAGACGATTTTCAATAGATCGTTCAAATGATTCTTCAGCGGCTTCCTCTTCACCACCCTCTTCTTCAGCAGATGTTTCCTCGTCTTCACCACCTTCATCTTCGGCAGGTGCTTCTTCATCTTCGGCAGGCATTTCTTCGTCTTCAGTAGGTTCTTCACCATCTGCAGCCGCGATTACTTTTTCAAAACGAGCAAGAATATCTTCAAGGCGAGCAAGAATTAAATCGGATTCAGAAGTATCATTTTCTGTGTCAGCAGCTTCAGATTCTTCATTAACTTTCTTTAGTGATTCATTCTTAGCTTCAACTGATTTGCTTTCACGAAGTTGACGCATAATGTTTTTAATTTCATCAGTACGACTCATCATAATTAACACCTCTATTATAAAATAAGTTTATATATTATTTAGCGAGTTGCATAAAATAAACCAAGCTGTGTACCGAGTTTTTCTTCAAGAGCGGTCTTTTCTGTAATACCCTCTTGTTTTAACTCTGACCCATTCGTTTCGACAGGTGATCCAGTGATCTTTACTTTAGAACGAATCTCACCTTCTACGCATTTAGTCAATGCAACAGAATAATCAGTAATCCAGTTGACATAATCTTCTGTCATTGTATTTATTGAATGCTCTGTTACAGCTTCAATAGTCCAAGGTGCGTTACCGCCATCTATGTATAAAGTATCACCAACTAATCTAAAACCAATGGGATTTAAATCATCTTGTACTGAATTACAATAATAATTCCAAACAGCGCAATCAACTATAGATCTTGCATTGTTTGTAATGTAAAAACCGTAGTTAACAGCTTTGTCTAAATTTATTGTTTCAGTATCATTAGATGAAGTTACTCTTAATACTGTATATACTTTCTTGTGATTAAAATCAACAGTTTTATTATATACTGTAAAAAGCTCTACATTATTTAGATATGGAATAACTTTATTAACTGCACAATCTATTTGTTTTAATATCATTTCATCAGTTATTGCTAAATCAATAACTGGATATCCTAAACGAGTTTTAACCGCGTCTAAGATCTGTGATCTATTAAACATTTTCGTGTTCCCGTAAGAATTCGATTACTTCTTCTTTCTTTAACTTACAAGATTTTCCAGTAATACGTTTATATTCTGCCTTTAACTGACTGTATGACATTTCTGAATATTTATCTTCAGATGCAGTCTGTTCTTCAACAGGTGGTTCTTCAGGCTTTGATTCAACCGGTTCTTCAACAACAGGCTCTTCTGATTTAATCTGCTCAACAACAGGTTCAGCCTGTTCTTCAGTAACGGGTTCTTCAGGCTTTGATTCTTTTACTAAATCAGGATCAGGTAGTGGCGTACAGCCCAAAGCTTTCATTAGTGATTCATAATCTTTATATTCTAACTCTAAATGATTTACGCCTCGTTTTAATTTATATGATTTATTATTTAAATCATGTACTCTTACATGACTATATGCATTTAAAGTAAATGAAATTTTTGACATATTAACCTCTAATAATTATAGTCTACGTAATTTACGACGGATAAATAGATTCTCTAGTTTTGTAATTCTACGTGACAAAGATTCAAAATAGTCTTCTTCATCATCAAGCGGATCTGCAGGTTCAGGCTCATTATCAGCTACAACTTGTCGTAGCTGATTAACTTCATTATTTGCCATTACTTCTTTTGCAGCATCAACATCATCAATAAGTTCTTTTTCAATATCTTCGTCAGATTGAATAGCACTTACTTTTGCTGTAACGCCTTTTGCAAGATCGACTATAATAAAATTATCAACTAATGAAACGACTGCTGATAAGTTTCCATTCACGTCATAAAAAGATGCAGTAGAATCATCGTAAGCTTCATTCTTTGAAGTGTGCCATTTGTAATTATTGAATAATATTGATTCTACTTTCTTAAGAATAAATGATCTATTTTTACGAATAGACTCTAGAATGTGATAATAGTTCTCTTCTTTTTTAGCTGTAATAGAATCATTCAGCTCATCTAATTTATCGTCAAACATTCTCCCACTCTCCGTTGCTTTACTATTTATATAATCGACTAATGTATTTTCTGCCTCAGTCTCTGATTTAAAACCACTTGATTTAATCTTGAATCTTTCCATTATGCGATTGTCTAATTCGTATTTAACTAATCTTGCAACTAACCTGTTAAAATCATCTGTAGATGATTTCTCAGAATCAACTTCTTTCTCAGAAGGTAATTCATCAAGAAGTAAATTTTCGTTAAATACAAGTAGTTCTAAAACTATAGAAGCCTCGTTAAAAAAAGGCGTAATTTCTATTGATAATTCACCTGATTTAGAAAAGCGTGTAGGGCATGAGACTGAGATTGTATCTTTGTTAATAAACTTAACAGGGAATATCTCTTTATTAGCTAGAGCTGATTCCCAAACTTTTTTCCAATCTATAGATGCCATAATACTGATCTCACATATAGGTTATTTTGATATACTATAACTATAGATATACAAAAAATACAGTATTTTATTTAATCTTCTACAACCTTCATTCCATCTAAGTGATAACCGGTTCTTACGAATATATTAGTAAACGAACCTGGGTTATAAACTGAAATACAATCACCATTATGAATGGCTTCCATTACATATTTATGTTTTGACGGCTCTCTATTCTTGAACTCTGCCACCACATGTTTTAGTATGACCAGATATTACTTTATTTAATGACTTACTGCATTGCGAACCACACTCACACTTGCATACCGCACACCATGTTTTCTTATCAGAATTATAATAAATGTCTGTAATAGTTAGTTTATTATATGATTTATTTAAATACAATTCTTTAAGTTCATTAATATCTTTCTTTTTCATAGTTAGTAATATAATTGTTAAATAAACACTATTTTAATTTATATACAAAAATACCCTCTAGTTAAAAACTAGAGGGTATAATTTTATTTATTCGTTAATATTAACGAAGATTAGGATCACCACCAACAATCTTCCCTACCACATACATTTTTGGATTTAACATCTTAGTTCCGTAATAGGAAACGAGACCCTGACGTCCAACGAAATCATCAAGCATTACTAGATCTGTCTTTGTAATTGGGAGGAAGTCTGCAACTACGAAGCCAGCATCCATATCGGAACCTTTGTAACCAACGAGGTATGAATCCTGTGGAACGTATGGTGAGTAAATAACCTTGATCTGACTTTCGAGTTCACCAACAACGAATGCACCATTGTTAGGAAGTGTAGCGCCTGCGGCTTTGAAGTGATCAGAACCAGCTGATCTAATAATGTTGAGACCCTGACGACCAACAACTACCCAGTTACCAAAACCACGTTTTGTTTCGAAGTTAATGAGTGATGCACAAGCAAAGATCTCATTAAGGAAACTCATATCGTGATCGTGCTGTGAAATGTAGGAAGTAACTGTACGATCCCATTCACGGCGATTACCAGCCTGACGCATTAGAATGCCAATGACTTCATTATCACGTTCCTGACGAATTTCTGCGGTGCAAGCATTAACGAGTGATTCCTCAACGTTAATACCGTGAGCTTTAGAAAGTGCATAGGAAGCATCAAATGAGAAGTTAGCACGGATTTTGTGAGGAACAGCTTTAATCATTTCAGTACGAAGACGAAGTTCAAGGTTCATAGAATCTGTAGGAACTTCGCTTAGATCCTGGAAGTATGAAACTGACCATGTATCAGTTGCAGTACCTTCATCTGTTGGTAACACAATGTCAAATTCACCAGAAGCTGGTGAAAGAAGCGATACTGTAGCGTTAGCAAGCTCTTCTTCAGTGCCATCTGTATCGATGGCTGAAACTTTCCAACCACCTTTACAAGCGCGAACGTAGTACATCCTCTGATTGGCTTCATTTGTCAAAATGAATGGACTATCAGGGTTGAGCTTAAGTGGAAGATGCTGGCAAAAGCCTTTAAGTGTCCATGTATGTGCAGTTGTGTTCTGTGTGGCTTCGTTAACCTGCTCACCGTCGATACGCTCACGAGCTACAAAGTTACCCTGAGCGGCACCTTGCATTGCACCCCACTGATCAATAGCAACGCCATTACGTTTAGCAGCGCCACGATCCTGACCATAAACGTACTGTAGAAAACGAATAACACCGAGAGGTGAATCAATTGACTGAACTGAAACGATGTCATCGATAATCTGTGAAGCATAGATAGCACTGACCATGTCGATTGAGTGTTCAGGGAACCAATCGATACCACTGTACTGTGAGGATGGTGTGTCACGGCAAACGCTTTCATTCTTCATACCACTAATGGCACGAAGATCATTGAGAGCATTATCTGTATTATTTAATACGCGAGCAAGTGTCTTTTTGGCGTCATCTGACATACCACCACGGACACTTTCAACTACGCTAATCTTATCTTTGTAAGCTTCTAACATAACTTTATTCATAGTTCCTCCTAAAATTTGAACACATTCTTTCTAATGTAGAAATATCTTTATTACTAAATAGATTATCTGTATTTATTGATTCGTTGAATTTAGTATCATCTCTAAATTTATTGATACTAATATCTTCGCTACAAATATTAGATATTGAATTATTTTTAGTGGTTGTAGTTTTAATATCTTTTATAAGAGATTTAGCTTCAGTAATAAGAGACGCTAATTTCTTTTCGTATTTGATATTTTGTAATTTATTGAATGAACCATCTAGAGATTCTGCTAATTTATTCATTGATTCTAATATAGAATGGATATCTGCTTTATGCTCACGTTTACAGATCTCTTTATCTAATGTACGAATTCTTGATTCAAATACAGGATTCTTAAATGATTTGAGTGCTGCAGAGGATTCTTTCAATTCTTTTGTTGACATCTTATCTACAGGTTTTGATACAGAATCTACTTGTTCTAGACGAGCACATTTAAACCCAGGCTCGGGGACTGCATCAAATGTAATTAACTCATAAGAACTTTCAACTATAATCTCATGACCGTCTTTTTGATATGAATCAGCGACAGCTCTAGCAGAAATACCTAATTTAGTTCCGTACTGTACTAGTGTATTTAGAATTCTTCCAGTAGGTGTATCGAGGATTGCGAACTGTCCCCATAACATATCACCATTACCTTCTGGAATCCAAAGTTTTTCTACAGCAAGCGCTACTTCTGGGTAACTAATGTCTACTCTGTTTTCAGGATGACCACCTTCACCCAACATAGATCTATTCTTTAATGTCTCTTGTACTGTTGGGTTATTAAGAATTCTATCTTCTACAAGCTTTCTTGAATAGATACGATTATTGCGATTGACCTGACCGAATTGCATACAAGGACCTGTCATTACACATAAAGTACCTGCAGATTTATTTGAATCCTTAGTAGGTTTCATCTCTGATATAATAGACTCAGTAAAAACTTTCATAATGAGCCTCCAAATAATTATATAGATAATTTACTTATTATAATATGCTATCTAATAAATTATTAGATATAAATACTATTATTTATTTGATAAAATAAAAGCATAGTATAGAAACTTAATTCTAATACTATGCTTTATTATTTAAGCACTAATAACTATCAGGCTGTAGTTACTTCACCAAGTGCAAGAACTTTTGTATGGGGATCATCTGCACGCATATTGAAATGTGTCTCATTAGGTTTAAGACCTTCATGTCTACGCCACTGACAAAGAGCGTCAATATGAAGATTACCAACACCGAGAACTTTAAGTACTTTTGGTGCTGCAGCACCACTATTAATATTACGATCAACAAGATAGCCAGTTGCTACTGGGTATTTTACAATCTCAACGTCAATAGTAGCTGGAGTAGTAAATGTACCTGTACGAGTTAAAACCAAAGTAGGACCAGTTGTATCAAGTGCAATACCATCAGTACCTGAATCTTCAGTTTTACCTGAGCTAGTTGGGATCTTTGTATCTACTTGCACATCCTTGCCAGCATTAAAAGTAACGCGATGAACTACAGTGCCTGTAAGCTTAGCTAAATTAGCTGTAGCTGTAGCATCATTAACTACAATGTTTTTATCTTCAGTAACTTCAGTCTCAAGAGTGAGTGCTGCATTAACACCAACACCTGCATCAAATAATTTAAATGTACCTTTAGCTGATACATCAGTACCCATAGTCCAATCTACCACACCGTCTTTTACCATATCACCACGGATAGCATCTTCTACGTTTAAAACTAGTTTAAGCATATTTACCTTCCTTATAAAAGTTAGTTAATAATAATTTATACAAACAACTACATTATAGTAGATATTATTATAGATATAGTTACGCGAATGTACTTGTATCATTGTATTGGATATCCCATTTAATTGATGGATATAATAACCTACTTGTTGTAATACCGTCTTGTGCATAAGCGGAGTACTCATTACCCATATAAATCCATTCGCCATTATTATATGTTTGACCTTTGACTAAACCGTCTGAAGCATTCCATCTAATTACTTCTTCATCAATCAAACCTACTGCTGTATAACCAGCTTTCGCATTTCTATAATTGAGATGAACAGATGAATCAACAGCTGGATATGCAGTATAGATATAATAATTATTAAATGAAGACGCGTCTGATGAAAACGAGCTTAAATAATCCCAACCATAAGGTGAATCACCTGTAAAATAATTATAATAATAGTTATTATAACAAGCAACCCATGCTGCATTGTAATAACTAGAATTACCAGTGCTTACATCTAAATCTCTTTTACCAAACTGAATAACACCTAATTTAGATGTACATAAAGAATCATTTGCAAAAAGTTTTTTCTTGTATAATGGGCCCATTATAATAATGGGATTTAAAGAAGTCGTGTTTGTGCTAGCTGTATATTTATATGAAATTCCAATGTTACCTTTAGTGTCCAATAATAGACTTAATTTCATATTCGTACCAGCTAAAACACCTGAATTATTACCTGCATCATAATTTGTAGAAGTACCAACTCTTAACCAAGAAGACGCTCTATAATTACTATGATAACTTGAATTATAACTCTCTATAAAAGAGTGCATAAATGGAACTATAGGAGTCATAGTAGGTGCATAAAAATTTGAATCTTGCATACTATATTCGAGATTCCAATCGTCTTGTACTTCGCCTGATTCTTTAGGCGGAATCATTGAAATAAATAAACCACCTGTAACTGATAAACTGTCATCACTACTATAACCATTCATTTTGTGATTTAATATATGATCGTGTAAGAACCCTGGATCTATTGCTCTACTGTATGAAGTATTATACACAAAAGATGTTAGTGTATCATCACCATCCATTGCATATAAACTCAAACCAATCATAGCTTTATAACCAGAACTATGTTTAAAACACATAACTCTAACATATTCTGATGGGACTAACTTTATTGTCTTATCACCAGTAGGATTATTAGTCGCATCATAGATATTCATATTGCGATTTATGAATTCTGCATAAGAAGGGTTTCTAGAAGTTACTATATTATATAATCGACTATATGTATCTGTGTCTAATTGCCAACCAACACCATTAGACGAAAGTTCTACCATAGGCTCTAAAAAGTCATACAAATGTGACTTTAAACCGCTGTCTGTGCATTCCCAATATCTTGCATTAGTGGATGTGTTAATTAGTCTACCTGTATAAGATGAAGTAGCGCCTCCACCGCCACTATCTGCTCCACCACCCTCTGCACCTCCACCAGTTGACGTATCCATTTCTCGCTGCACATTAGTTTGACCTACTTGCATAGCTTGAAATTCTAAATTCCAAATTCTAAAACCTTTATATTCTGACATAATATTTACCTGTATTATGAATCTATAATTGAGACTTCTAATGGTACTGCTAAGAAAGCTCTATCTAAATTTGAATCACCGCTACCATCTTTTCTGAATGTAACAGTCATTGTATGCTCGCCTGTTAATGTAACTGTAAACGAGTTAAAAGTGCCTGTGCTATATCGATCACTGTATAATGTAGTACCGTCTTCTAGCGTCACTATCGGATAATCGTAACCGCTTTCTGCACTATTAAGAATTTTAAAAGTCATACTACCTGAAAACTCAGGTTTAAACTTCACATACATTACAGCACTTTGACTTGCTATGTGATAATTACTTTCACTTCTAAGAACTGTGTAACCTTCACCTGGTGAAGGTATTGAATCACCCTGTGAGATTCCCCATTGACCATTTAAATAAGCTTCTACATAATGTATTGGATTTACAATCGATAGTGGTGAAGTTGATTCTAGATTCGATGTATGCCAATTAGAGTCACCATAAAAACTAGGTACTCTATATAATGTATGTGGTACTTTCATAATGCCTATACCAATTTGTATCTTGAAATAACTATTGACTTATATTTATCAGTATCTGATAAGCTTGAGTAATAATTAGTCGCTGTGTACAGATATATCTGCGTGCCCAATTCTCTAGATGAGAACTGTGTTATTGGGTCTCCAGAAGCAGTTATAAGAACTAATAAGAATTTCCAATAATTGGGATTAGATGTTGTCGTTGATGGCATATCTGATAAGTTAGTTTTATATAGCGATATGTCTTTCAATGTAGGTGAAAGCTCAACGTCTACAAACCAATAATTACCATCCCATTTAAACGGTTCTCTATTATCAGCATCTAAATAATATGCTTTCTTATATGATGTATTAAAAGAACTTGACTGATTAGTTATGTTATAATCATATGGAGAACCGCCGGCTGATTTATCCCTATTTATAGTCATAGAATCTTTTTCTACTAAATAATAACCAGCAGCATTAAGACTGCGAATAGAGTCATACCAATTATTATTTATATAATATCCGTTAATAGAATTATACAAAGCACTATGAATATTACTGCTATAAATATGCTGTTCATCATTTGTATCAGATACTAATAATTCTGTAGATGGCGTTTGTGTATAGCCTTCTAATAATAACCCTGATAGAGTATAATATTTCTTATCAACTGTATTATAATATATAACTGGATTCAGATCATCATGTGTTTGCCCAAATGTATAAGGTGTAGATCCGTTATAAAAAATCACGTCTGAATCAGAGTCAATATATACTACTTTATAATCACCTATGAATGAATCACCCTGTGGATGAAACGTACCGCTGTAATCATATACACCTTCTTCAGGTAGTACATATAATGAAGTGCTTGTTCTTGTAACGTCTTGGTATAATTGCACTATCGATGATTGGTATAATACATGATCTACATTATTATAACCAGAAAGTTGATTAATCTGTGTAGAAAAGTATGAATCTTGTTCATCGAATGAGCTGACTCTATATTTAAGCGGAATCTGTGATAAATCGTCTTCCCATTGAGGTACAGGATTTAAAAGTGTATCATTAGTTTGAATCCATATATCTTGTGGTGTGAAATTCGATATCACAGGTGGTTCATCTACCCACTCTTTCTTACCATCACGGTTATCATAATACTTACCTTCAGTGGAGTCATACCATACTAACGGAATTCCGTCTAACATATAATAGTTGCTACACGGATACTGTGTATATCCTAAATCATATAGTTCTTCAAATGAGTATATATGAGAATTTACAGTAGCGTGTGTTATTTCTTCAGAATATAATGAAGATGACCATCCTGGAAGATCTGTTGCTGATTCACCATGATATAATGAAGTCATTCCAATTTGGATATACAGATCTAATTCATCTATATCTGTTACCCAAGAATGAGGCAAAGATAATCTAAAGTCAAATAGTTTGTTAGCTTGATTATCGTATCTAAGCTCAACGCCTTCTACATTAGAAGTGTAGCACATAATATTATAAGTCGCATTTCTAGTGTAACCATAATTATGTGCTTCGTTATAAGTAACCCATTTGTTTTGTGTAATTGCTTCTGGTATATAATAAAGTCTTTCACTCATATATGCCACCATTAAAAATAAAAGATGAGATATAATTAGTATGTTAACTACATCTCATCTTTATTGATATGTGTTTTATTATTTAGTCAGTGCTATCATCGTCAATAACTATTTGTTCTGGAGTACTACCGTTATAAAGTGTCTCTGTACCATCTACAAATCTATAACCCATATTTGAAATATCACTTCTACTAACCCACTGCATTGATGGATGTGATGGGATTATATATCTGTCGTATGTAGAGTTTGTATCGTGATAGCATTCAATCACACCTTCATACGGATCTGCGTCTGGTTTAAATACAGATAAAGTCTCTTTTATTAATCCGTAATATGGGTTTGCATAGAATGTACTATATGGATAATCTGTACCATCAATAGTAATCATACCAAGAGTACTATCTTCAAACACCCATTTAATTCTGTCTGTAATTGAAGGTGAAGCATCGTACATTTGAATATTCGTAATAACAGGTCGTGTAGACTGCCATGTATTTATTCCATGTAAGCCATTCCAATACAGATTCATGTTTGAATCATACCATACTACTGGCTTATTCTGATCATCTCTGTATATTACTTCGCATGGATATGTAGTAACACCATGTCTATATATTAGGTTATCTTGCCATCGCTCTGCATTTACGTCTAAGTCTGCGAATAAATATTTATCTGGCTCTGATTCACTTAAATCGTGAATATTTATATAAATCATATTCCCAGCTATAGAGCTGTCTGACTTTAGTGCACCATAAACGTCAATATTATTGTAAGCAGGTATTATCTCATCAGCTAAGTAAAGAGACAGTTTAGTATTACGTTTTATGCAAGGACCAGGATCAGGTTGTGACTGTATTAAGAAATTAACGTCTACCCAATAAAAATCAGGCTGATATAAAAAGTCTTCTTCACTATCATTTATGTAGATGTGATCTTCTACAGACCCACCCCTTACAACTGAGTACCAATTATTACACCAATATGCGTAATTTGTACCCCAAGGAATTCTTCTAAATATATATTCAGTAGGTGTATGGCTGTTTTCGTCACGTACTGCATATATGTAAATCTGTTCTGCTGGTGTTTTAGAGTACCCGTACCAACTTGTTAACTTTTCTTCTAAATCAGGGTTATACACATAAGTTTTTATTATGCTGTCATCAGTATCATCTCTTACAACTAATGTCTTTCTTACGTCTAAATCGAAGTAATCTGTACTAATATGGTAGCCCCGCGGAATCTTATTCCAACCCTCTTCAGAAAACTGATCACCTGTAATAATTCTATCAAAGTTAGATTTTAGATTAGTAGCTGATGTATACTGTTCTTCAGTTTCCCAAATACCATAAAGATCGGCTAAATACTCACTACTATCTGTAGCTCTAGAATCGTTTTTAAGAAAACACTCATAACACATACATAATTCTATTTTTTCATTAGAATTGTATCTGTACATAGTGCTAGGTTGTTTTAATGATACATCATTGACTATTACATCATCATTTACATAAAAACCAAATCGTGGATCATTTAATATACTTATTGGATACAGTGATGGGAAATATTTATTACATTTAATATTGGACGTAAGCTCTGGTTGTACAAGTGTTCCATCGTAATTAACCCAACCAATTACAGGACTATAAATATAATAATTACATTGATTAGGTGCAAGATAATGAATTGTATTATCTGAATCTTTCCATGAATGAGCTTTGTACAGAACTAATTTGTCATTACCGAAGTATCTTATAATAGGTT